CAGATCACGGCCAACGAAGCAATAAACCGATCACGCGGCACTGACCATGGCCTTAACAAGCCAGTCGACCTAGAGGCAATGCAACCACAGCCAGGATGGGACTACAACCCAGGCCAGGATGTCATGAAAGGAATCAATAATGCACTGGCAGGCAGGGAGATAAGCGCACCCGCGCCACTGCTTAATGCCATGAAAGAAGTTCTCACTCAACACAACGCCGCTAATGCCGGTATGATAGCCGCGCAGCAAGTTATCACGCACAACGTCACGCCAACGACACCTGATATAATCGCCGTGGCAACACCGCAGGAATTGCAAAGTTATCTGGAAAAGCTTAAATTACTGCCAGAAACTTATTTTATCTTAGACGAGATAAAACGAGTCGAGACTAAACTTAATGAATTTAACCCAGGATGAAATAATCATGCTCTCTTGTTTAGTGTATTTAATCGTATGGTTGATAGTCATATTAATCATACTGTACATAGTCGAGATGCTGCTTTCTCAACTTTTAACATTGCCACCACCTGTTATGGTATTAATTCGTCTGCTTGCCGGATTAATTCTGTTAATTATGGTGCTTAACTGTTTTGGCTTGCTTGATGGGCCTCCGTTTCGGATGCTTCGATGATTGAAATAACCATGGATACCCGCGCCATTGATGCCGCACTTGCACGGTTACGGGCTAACGTAAATGATATGTTGCCAGCCATGCACGACCTTGGCGCACTGGTTACTGGCCGGGTTTATGGCGGCTTCAGAGATACGACAAATCCCTATGGATCACCGTGGGCAGCTTTAGCAGAGTCAACAATACGAAAACGTAGAAATCAGAGCAATAAACCGCTCAATGACACTGGACGTCTCATGAACTCGATCACTTTTAACCCAAGTAGGTTTGAGGTAACGATAGGCACGAAAGAGAAATACGGCATAACCCACCAGCAAGGCGCGGCTAAGGGACAGTATGGACTAACACGTAGAGGTACGCCGATCCCTTGGGGCACTATTCCGGCGCGGGAGTTTTTACCTACGCAAGCAGGCGGATTCCCGGCAACCTGGGAGGCTGATATTTTGCAAATTATAGCCAGGCATATTGAAAGGAGCGTTTAACACGCTTAACACCAATAATTAATTATCAAATAAAATTAATTAAACATTGTTTTTTTATTGGATTAGTCTAATAATTAAACATGCACAAACAATCGATAGCACTTTCAGCGCAATTAATAGAACTCGGCGGCAATGTACCCACCGAGATTAAATTATTGCCTGCCGGAAAATTCAGAGCAAAGGATGGAAGACCAAAGGGCATAGAGTCATGGACGATGGATGATACCGGGGCCACTTCGATACTCAATTCCGCAATTAATCAAACCGATCAATTCCTGATCGATTACGACCACCAAACCTTACACGCCAAGACTAACGGCGCACCCGCACCTGCTGCCGGATGGTTCGCTAAACTGGACTGGCGGAAAGGCTTAGGACTATTCGCAACAGATGTTCAATGGACGGATAAAGCAAAGTCTGCAATTCAAGCCAAAGAATACCGCTACATTTCACCAGTAATCCAATTCGATCAACAAACAGGCAGTGTAACCGGCTTATTGATGGCCGCTCTCTGCAACTATCCCGCGCTAGATGGCTTAAATGATCTGGCCGCCGCGCATTTCAATTTATTTAATCAAAGCGAGAAACCGATGAATAAAGAGCAATTAGAAGCTTTAGGATTGGCCGAAGGTGCGGACGATGCCGCTATTCTATCGGCTATCAACGCATTAAAAACCCAAGCAGCTAAGGTTGAAACCTTAACCGCGCAAATTGCAACGCTTGCCATTCCCGATCCGGCAAAGTTCGTTCCAGTCGATGCAGTGACCGCTTTACAAGCGCAACTGGCAACGCTAACGGCAACAGTTAATGCTGACAAGATTAGCAAATTGATTGAACCTGCTTTAGCTGATGGCCGCTTGTTACCCGCATTGAAACAATGGGCCGAAACTTACGGCAAGGCAGACTATGAGGGCTTGTCGGCTTTCTTGTCACTGGCAAAACCGATTGCGGCGCTTGCCGGTACGCAGACAGGCGGTATCCAGCCCGTGCCAGGATTATCGGCATTGACCGCAGAAGAAAAGGATGTTGCTCAAGCTCTTGGCTTAAGCGATGAAGAAATGATTGCAAACAGAGAGGCAGCATAATGGCCGCATTAGCAGCAGCACGAAACACGAAAGAACGCTATGGTGAGGTCGGAGAATACCCGGTTGCCTCCAATACGCAATGCTTTGCCGGGGGGATTGCCGTGCTTAATGCCGGTTATGCCGCACCCGCAACGGTCGCCACTGGGCTTGTGGCAATCGGACGCTTTGAAGAAGAAGCTGATAATCGAACGGCCACAACCGGCGGAACTGCGGGAACAATCAAGGCGCGAGTTAAGAAAGGTATTTTTCAGTTTGGCAATTCAGCAAGCACAGATTTGATAGCGCAAGCTGATGTTGGCGCGGATTGCTACATTGTTGACGATCAGACAGTCGCAAAAACCAATGGCTCAGGACTGCGATCACGGGCCGGGATTATTGTCGCGGTGGATACCGGCGGCGTTTGGGTACAACTAGGATTAGGAGTCTAAGCCATGCAAATTACACCTCCAGTATTGAGAGCACTTGGCCAGGGCTTTAAATCACAATTTTTGAAAGGCGTTGGCTCAGTTACGCCAACATGGCCGCTGGTTGCAATGGAAATTGCATCCAATACAAAAACCGAAAACTACGCATGGATGAAAGACATTCCAGGCGTGCGTGAATGGGTTGGCGATCGGGTTATCAACAATCTTGAATCAATCAACTACCAACTGACGAACAAGCATTACGAGCATACGATTGGCGTAAACCGCACTGATATTGAAGATGAAACTCTGGGCATTTATGCCAACCGTTTCGCCATTCAGGGCGAGATTGCAGCGCAGCATCCTGATAATCTTGTTTGGGCTAATTTGCTAACAGGCTTTGCAACAGTAGGGCTTGACGGACAGTATTTCTTCGATACAGATCATGTTGGTTATACGGCAGCAGGCGCGGAAACTTCCTATTCGAACACCGGCGGCGGCTCAAGTGCGCCGTGGTTTTTAATGGATTTATCGCGTTCATTTATGAAACCGATGATTTTTCAGAACCGGCAAGCGCCCAAGTTCGTGCAATTAACGAATGAAACCGATGAAAACGTGTTTTTTAATAAGCAGTTTATCTATGGTATGGACGCACGATATACCACTGGCTTTGGCTTTCATCAACTGGCTTACGGCAGCAAGGCAACGCTAGATAGCGCGGCTTATGTTGCAGCAAGAATCGCCATGAGTACGCAACACAGACCAGATGGATCGGTGCAAAACATACAACCAACACATGCTATTGTGGGGCCATCAAATGAAGCAGCAATTCGCGGCATCGTGAGCGCGCAATTCGGATCAGGCGGCGCTAACAATATCTGGTACAACAGCGTTCAGGTTGTTGTTATTCCAGCTCTGGGGTAACTGGTGATGAGCGGAGTCGAATCATGATTAGAATAGTATCCAGACAGGAAGGCTTTAGACGGGCAGGCATAGCGCATACGCTCTTACCTGTACAATGGCCTAATGATTACTTTACCAAAGAGCAACTTGACGAACTGAAAGCGGAACCGATGCTCATTGTTGATGTGATGCCGGAAAAGCCTGGGCCTAAGCCTGATGCACCTGCGCACACATGAAAAGGAAGAGCCAAAGCACGTAATTAAAGAGCCTGTCCATGCCGTATTGCACGAAACAAAACCTGATTGACAGGTTTGATGAGGCCGAGTTAATCCAACTCACTGATGGGCCGTTAGGCACTATCGATGATGATGTGATTAATGCGGCTATTGCTGATGCCGATGCCGAGATTAATAGTTACCTGACGGCTTACGATTTGCCGCTTGCCGTTGTGCCAGTTAATTTCTTACGCATTGCGGCAGACATAGCGCGGTATTATCTGTATGAGGATCAACCTACAGAGACAGTTACCAAGCGCTATGACGACGCGATCAAGTATTTGATGATGATAGCCAAAGGCACGATAATCCTGGATACCGGGATTGTACTGGCGACAGCAGGGCATGTGGTAATTGAATCGAGCGATAATGTATTCGGGATAGATGATTATGGAAAATCTAAGGCCGCTTATTGAGGCACGGATAAAGGCGCAGGTAACCGCGTTTAAAGAAGTCGAAGGGGCTAGTGATTTACAGAATATAACGGCAAACCGTCTGGGTGATCCTGGGTGCTATGTTTTTGAAGAAAGCGTATCGGTATCGCAGAGCACTTTAATTAGTAAAACCATGCAGCAAGTTACGCTAATATTTGCCGTGGTTATCGTACTAAAAAACGTCAAGGATGCGCGCGGCAGTGATGCGGCAGACGTAAGTCATGGCTTACAAAACAGTATAAGAACGGCTCTGCTAGGCTGGCAACCACACACGGCGGCAGACCCGCTAGAATATTCAGGCGGGGCCTTGGTGTCATTTGCCAACGGTTTTTTTATCTGGCGGGACAGTTACAAAACAATTCAGTACATAAGGTCATAACAATGTTAAAACCGGAATCAGTAGACAAATACAGCGGCGAAGCAGGGACGTTTATTAACCATCCAACAAAAGGCGTTCGTATCCCGTTGGCCGAGTGGGAAAAAGAACAGGCAGCTATTAAAAAAGCGCATGTTGAACCAGTAAAACCTGAAGGAGAAGGCGATGCCATTAGCCCAGCGTAAGCGAGTAATTTTAGTAGGACTTGAATCAACCTACGGATCGGATGCAACACCGGCGGCGGCGGATGCGGTTCTTTGTTCTAACCTTAATTTAACACCGCTAGAAGGTTCCAGCGTAAGCCGGGATTTTATACGGCCATTCTTTGGGGCTTCCGGTAATATCCGCGTAGAAAACTTTGTTTCGATGGATTTCGAGACAGAAATTGCAGGCTCAGGCGCGGCGGGTACTGCGCCACAGTGGGGGATTTTGCTTAAAGCCTCCAACTTTAGCGAAACGATAACAGCGGCAGCTATCACAGGATCGGCTCAAGCAGGCGGTACGACTACAACGGTTAAACTGGCGGCGGCAGCGTCGGCAGTTGATGACTTTTATGTTGGCATGACACTGGCTATTACCGCAGGGACCGGCAATGGTCAAAGTTCAGGCATTATCAGTTACAACGGCACGTCAAAAGTAGCAACACTGGCTAAAGCCCAGGCAGTCGGGGCCGATGCAACGAGCACTTATTCAATTAGCGCTAACGTAGTTTATACGCCAAATTCCAACTTTGGGACGGCCATTGCCAACACCTCAGCATCTATTTATTTCAATGTAGATGGCGTTCGTCATATTCTGCTTGGCGCGCGCGGCACGGTAAGCTTTGACTTGTCGGTTAAAGCAATCCCTAAAATGAAATGGAAGTTTACTGGATTGCTTGGCGTTATTAGCGATCAAACTTTACCAACAGCAGACTTTACCGGCTGGCAGGTTCCAGTTACGGTATCTACGGCCAATACAACCGATATTAACCTGATTGGCTACAATGCGGCAGTCGTGCAAAAACTATCATTTGATATTGCCAACACGGTTATTTACCGGCAGATGATCGGTACTGAGTCGGTCATGATTACCGATAGAAAACCAACGGGAAGCGTATCAATCGAGGCAACATCGGTAGCCGCTAAAGACTGGTGGACATCAAGTAAAAACGGAACTTACGGGCCGTTCCATGTAAAACACGGCACAGTGGCCGGTAATATTGTTTCGTTTACTTCGCCTAATGCACAGTTATCAGATCCCAAGTATTCTGACAGCGACGGAATAGCCATGATGGACTTCACGCTACAAATGACGCCATTCCTGCCAGCCGGTAATGATGAGGTCAGGATTACCTGTAAATAGAATTGGTTATAAAATAATTTTATCTCCCTATTAACCGAAGGGAGCGGATTGAAACAATGGTTTGCAGCCTCCTCATGGGCTAGTAGGCACGCGTCGCCCGTGTGCAAAAAAGGCGACAACCCAATTTACTAATAAGGAGTTAAAAATGTCAGAAAAAACTTTGTATAATTCAGATGTATCGGGCGCAAAAAAAAATGTACCTGATATTAAAGTCGTTGGCAATGGCGATATGTTTCGCTTATTGTGCAAAGCATCAAGTCAAGCCGAGGGATGGATGAAAAGCACAAAAGCAATGGAAGTTCAAGGAGGTTGCGTAGTCCAAGTCACAACACATCAAAGAAATCATGATGGAACAAATTCAGTAGCAGAGGCAATTACATTTGTTCCTGGCGTTAAAATAGCTGACGATGAAAATAATGGAAGAAAATTAGTAGGAATTATCTAATGGCTTTCATAATTAAAAAAGACAAGGCATACACTTGGCCTATAACTATCAGTGAGCCGATGGACGGCGGCGGTTTTAACGATCAGAAAATACGCGTTAAATTTAAGATGTTGCCACAGGCCAGGATTGATGAAATAGTCAAAAATGAGGCTGAGGAAGATGCCGATATTTTACGAGATGTTTTAATCGGGTGGGATGATGAGGCTTTCAAGGACGAAACAGGTGCGCCAATACCTTTCAACGTCGAAAATAAGGATTTGATCCTATCAGTTCCCTTTGTAAGACTGGCTTTGGTTAAGGGCTATTTCGATTCGATTGCGGGGAAAGCAGTAAAACGAAAAAACTGATTGAGGCGGCAGAATATTACTGTTCGATGCCCGATGGTGAAGAGGAAACCTTACTAGACGAAGATGCCATGATGCTCGGTATCAGCTTACCGAAAATCGAAATAGAAGAAAGCCACTTTTACCTGATGCGCGAAAATATCCAGGTAATCGAGGCTTTTTTTGTTTTAGACGGTTGCGCGTGGCAATATACCAGTTTAGGTGAATTAATAGGTTTAAACTATCCGGCGGCGCGTGTAATATGGAATGGGTTAGATATGAAGTTAAGCAAAGATTGTTTTGAAGGCGTGATGCTGTTCACCAAGACAATCGCCAACACGATTAATAAGAGACTCAAGGATAAAACTTGATGGTTGCGCTTGGCAATATACTAGCATTTTCTAAGCTGCCTGTGCGGCAGTAAAATAGCTATCATCCTCAAGCCTCTTGCAATAAAGTATAACATAGTTGGTAAAATGATTTAACAAAAATTTATGGCAAATGACATTCGATTAGGCGTGACCATACGGGCAACCGGGGCCGATCAGGTAAACGGCGAACTTAACCATTTGCGTGACGGCTTGAACAACGCAGGCACGGCAGCGCAAGGAGCAAACAGACAGTTCGCATTGGCTGGGGCCGCACTGCAAGCCTTTGGCGGTATCCTTGCCGGAATAAGCCTTGTCGCGTTTAGCCGTAACCTTGTTGAGACAATAGAGCGCATCCAAAATGTTAATATCCGCTTGCAAGGGCTTACCAAAACATCGAAAGACTATGCCCAAGTTCAACAGTTTTTATTGGACTTATCAATTAAACATCACAAAAACAATCTTGAATTAGCCGATTCCTATACCGGGCTTTTAACCATAGAAAACGCTGGCTTGATAACGCGCAAGCAATCAATGGCGATCCTGGAAGGATTAAGCAACGTACAGTCAAAGACCGGGGCAAGCGCAGAACAATTAAAACAATCCATGTACGGCCTTAATCAAATTTTAGGTTCTGGCATCGTCAATATGGAGGATTTCAGGCAGCTTATTGAGCCATTGCCAGGATTGCTAAACGAAATAGCCAAAACAACAGGGTATACGGTCGGTGAGTTTAGAAAACTTGTCGCAAGCGGGACGCTAACATCAGAAATGTTCGGCAGGATACTCACGGATTCCTTGAAATCATACCAGGGAGCAGCGGAAAAGGCGGGCGATACTTTAACCGCTAAATATTCAGACATAAGCAACGCATGGGTAAACCTTGCGCGAGTGCTTGAGACACCAGTCAGCGAAGTATTAACGCCAATATTGCGCTTTATCAGTCGGCAGATTGAAGTAACAACAAAGGATTTACGAGAGTTCGCACAGTTTTACCAGAACATTAAAGCCGCTATTGGTTTAAATTCAGGTGGGGCCGGAGATAACGGCATGGATATAAGTTTGGCAGGACGCGCACAACCACCGGCATCCATAGCCAAAATTGGAAGCATAAAGGATGAAATAGAGGCCAATAAAAAACTGATTGAAACCCAAAAACAGGCGACAGAAACAGCTAAATTTTACAAGGAAGAAACTGAAAAACTGACGATAGCAAAGATAAAAAGCACACAGGGCGATGTAGCCGCTTACGCGGAATCGTTGAAAAGTAAAAATCTAACCAAGGAACAGATAAATGACTTGGTAGCCATAAAACAAGCGACAGAAAATGCAGATGCTTCCAGAGTTTCATCGAGCAAGGATCGTTCAAGTGTTGAATCCGAAGCGGCTCGCGCGGCCAAGCAAGCGGCAGACGAACAGAAACGAAACTATGAGTCAGCCATTAAATCAAGTCAGGATTACATCAAGCAAATTCAGGATGAGCAGGCACAGGTCGGCATGAATGCGGCGCAAAGGGCTACCTATGCCGCCGAACAGATAGCGGCCATCATGAATGAGGCCGGGGTAAACGAAACCACGACTATCGAATTTTTAAACCAGACACAACAGCGAATAGAGGCACTTGAGAAAGCCAAATCCGTGCAACTGGCGGATGATGCTTTTAAATCCCAAATGGAACAGTTAATCGATCAGTATAAGCAACTGACGCTATCGGCTAAAGAATATGCTATCGAGAAAGCAAAGGCAGCAGGCATTAAGGATGTTGGGCAATTAAATCAAATAGGAAACCAGTTATCTAAAAATGCCGATGCTCAAAAATTCGCAGACTTGAAAACCAAAGTCGCCGCCTATGGACAGGAAATAAACAATACAAGCCAATCCATGCAAGGTTTGACTGACGTTACCAGCGCGTTATTTGATAGCACTACGGAAGGATTTAGCCGCTTGATGGGGGTTTTTACAAATCTTGTAAAAGTTACGGAAAACTATACCAAACTGATAGACACCAAACAAAGCGAGATTGATGACGCCAGAAAAGTTGGCAACATTGAAAAGCAAATACAGTTACAAGACCAGCTTGGCGCTTTGCAAAACGCGCAATTAGCGGATTCACTCGGAGGATTCAGGCAAATGGCCGGGGCCGCATCGATGATGTTTAGCGAGCAGTCAGCAGGAAGAAAAGCTTTGCATAATATGGAACTGGTATTCGGCGCGGTAGAATTGGCAGTCAGATTAAAGAATCTTTTAGCCTTGGGCGGTGAGGCGATTTTAAACCAGGGCAAGGGTGATCCTTATTCCGCATTTGCGCGTATAGCGGCCATGATAGCCATAGTCGGCGGCGTTATAGCGGCAGCAGGCGGGGCCTTTAGCGCAGGTGGGGGCAGTGCAAGCGCACCGAAAGGCTCGGCGGATACCGGGACAGTCTTGGGCGATTCAACGGCAACATCGGATTCAGCCAACAAAGTTTATGAGTTGTTGAAATCGATTCATGCCGATGAATATGTGGAGTTAAGAGGCATCAATAAGGGCGTGACTGCCTTACACGATGCCATTACCGGAACAGTAAACAGCATATTCAGGGCCGATAGCCTGGGTACGGGTATTTACGATAATCCTGATATTAGAGGTCTTGGAACCACCATAGCCGGATCAACAAAATTATTAACCAATGTGTTTTTAGGGATTGATACCTTTGCTGGTAAACTTGGAACGATGTTGTTCGGCGGTAAAATAACTAAAGAAATAGTTGGCGGCGGCATAGCTACAGCACCTATTTCTATGGCTGACACAATGGCCGGCGATCTTATTGGCGCGGCTCAATATAACATTATTAAAACATCAAAAACAGGCGGCTTATTCGGCAAGAAAAAAACCAGTTTCGACACGGTTTTATCGATGATTAATGAAGATGTGCAGGTATCATTGAGCAAATTATTTAAAGGTGTTGGTGATACGATGGTAAGCCTTGCTGAAGTGTTGGGTGATGGCTTGGCGCAAAAGGTAAAGGACTATATCATACCCATCATAATGGTTGAATTGCGGGGTTTAAGCGCAGAGGATGCTAGTAAAAAACTGAATGGCGTTATCAGTACAGTTCTGGATCAGATGGCGACCGATGTTTTTGGAAATATCATCGGCCAATATCAAAAGGTCGGTGAGGGGATGCTGGAAACCGCAATCCGGATTGTTTCAGAGTTGGCCGTGGTGCGTGATGCTTTAAAACAATCAGGCACTGCATTTTCAGGCGACTTGATTATGATTGCCGATAGCCTGGTTCAAGCGGCGGGCGGACTGGAAGAATTTCAAAAACAATTCTCTGAATTTTACGATAAGTTCTTTAGTGCAGAGGAAAAACAACAGAGGCTTACCGAACAACTACAAGGTATGTTAGAAGGGACATTCAGCCAGGAAACTATTAATCTGTTAGCGACATCACGCGATCAATACCGTAAAGTCATGGAGGCGCTTGACCTGACAAACGCGGCAGACCGTGAGCGCTATTCCTTGCTCTTGAAATTATCGACAGCAGCCGATCAGTATTACCAAAGCATCGAGGCAACAGCTAAAGCTATGGCAGAGAACGCCAAGGCGTTAAAGCAGATTATGGACGGCTTGTATAGCGGTGAACAGATCGATATAGCCGATCAACTGATTGCAAAATATTCTGAAATACTGCAAAAGGCGCAGGCTGTCGGGGCCACAGGCTTTGATATGATTTCAATTTACGAGGCCGGGTTGCATGAAGCCACGGACACGATCAACCAATCACTAAGTGATCTGCTAAGTAAGTTTGTGGCTTTCTCAAAGAGTCTGCAACAAGTCAGAACCAGCATAGCGGGTAATATCGCTACGCTTGGCGGTACAGGTGCGTCAAGTGATCCGGCTTACCAACAGACTATTATTGATAATCTTTACAAACAACTGGCTAACACAACGGACAACGCCGAAAAGGTTAACATCATCAGTGAGATTAATCAGGCCGTCATGGACAGGTATCAGGCAGAGCTTGATATGTTGGGTAAAGTATCGGATTCAGTTAAACAGATTAAATCCTACCTTGACGGCTTGCTTATAGGCGACAAGTCGCCGCTTACCAATGCTGAAAAGCTGGCGACCGCGCAAGCGCAATGGAACACCCAGTTAGCACTTGCCAAGGCCGGGGATATTGATGCGATGGCCGGTATTACCCAGGCGGCGGATAACTACCTGACTCTGGCCAGGGCTTATTATGCGAGCGGAGCGGATTACACGGCGATATTCCAACAGGTTTATGATGCTTTGGCAACACTGGCTAATCCGGCGGGAATAAGCGAATCCGAATATAAAGCCAAGATGCTTGAGTATCAAACTAGCGCTATTACAGAGTTACAACAACTTGACCAAACGCTATTAACTATCTATGCGAACGAAAAAATTAACTTCGACAATCAATCAGCCAAGCTTATTGACACACTGGAAAGCTTGAAAGAATTGGTGTACATGGGAATAAATAACATTATAAGCAACTATGTATCAGGCACATTAGGACGGCCTACGCAACCTAACGAATCGGCTTATATAACACAACAACTTAGTTCTGGCGTATCTCCTCAAGATGTATACAGTGATGTAATCCAGCGGGTAGATATGCAAGCGCAAATTGACCAGGCGGCGCGGGATGCTATGTCGGCATTGGGACGTGGGCTCACTGCCACAGAACTGCAATGGATTTACGATCAATTCCGGTCCGGAGTGCCGAAAGAACAGATTTACGCAGTGGCGGGGCAGTATATCCAACAACAACTTGCCGGATCGCACAGGGACGGGCTTGATTACGTGCCGTATGATGGTTACATAGCGCAACTGCACAAGGGAGAGCGGGTATTGACAGCTGGGCAGTCTCAAGGCATGAGCCAGGAACTTGTGTTAGAGTTGCGCCAATTACGTGAAGAAGTCCGGCAACTCAGAGAAGAAAATCGCAAGCATACCGGGGATATTATCCGCACCAATTACGAAGCGAACGACAATGCAGCTCAACAGATCGTTGAGGTTACGCGCGAAGTACCGGCATCACAGAACTGGTTTGCACGCTCGAAGGCGGAGATTAAGTGACATTTACGACATGGCTTTCCGATCACAACGCCCGCCGCTGTATTCTGGTCGAGGCCGTCGCGCAGATAGCAGGCATAGAAACCACGCTTTATCTATCAAGCAAGGGTTATGTCACTGGCAACGCCGATACGCCACCAAACACAGTCTACGAGCCTGCAATAAGCGGCGGCGTGAACGTAACGGAATCTTTATCACTTACTACCGGCAGGGCAGGGCTAACTTATGGAGACATCGAATTATACAATGTCGCTGGGGAACGCGATAACTGGCTCGATTATATCTGGACAAACCGGGCAATTAAAGTCTATTTGGGTGACTTGTCGTGGCAGAGATCGGATTACCAAATCATATTCGACGGCATTATCGACAACATCGACAGCAGGGCGCGTGATCGGCTTAATATCAAGATAAGGGACAAACTGGAGCGGTTAAACACGCCACTTTCTGATGTTAAGCTTGGAGGCACGACACCGAATAAAGAATCATTAATACCACTGACATTTGGCGAGGTTAGCAATATAGCGCCACTACTCAGCAACCCGGCAACCCATGAGTATCAAGTGCATAATGTAGCCATCGAGCTCATTATTGAGGTTAGAGACAACGGTGTCCCGGTATTCATTACGCCAAGTTTATCCGTCGGCAAGTTCTTTCTTTTAGCATCACCGGCTGGAACCATAACCGCGAGCATCCAGGGCGACAAGCCGTCAATTTATGAAAACACTATCTCAAAACTCATTCAGCGCATTGTTACCGGCTTTGGCAAAGCAAGCACGCGTTTTACATCTGGCGATCTTGATGCAAGCAATCTGGCTACATTCGATACTGCACACGCGCAGCCGGTAGGCGTGTTTGTCGATGCACGGGAGAATGTAATCAATGTGATCCAGGACTTGGCCGCAAGTGTCGGCGCTCAGGTGTGCATGTCCCGAGCGGGACTCTTGCGCTTGCTTGAGATTAAGTTGCCTCCAGATGGTATCCCATGGGTAATTACATCAAGCGATATGGTAGCGGCAAGCCTTCACATCGTGGATCGGATAACTGTAAAGTCATCTGTAAAGATTGGCTATTGCCGCAACTGGTATCAACAGCCAGACTTGCAGACCGGCATTGTCGAGGAATCTAAAAAGCTTCTGGCAGAAGATTACATGACGGTGACATCGACAGATATCGCCGTGGCCGCAACTTACAAACTGGATTCCGAGCCGGATCAACGGAATACTCTGTTAATATCTACAATAGACGCGCAGGCCGAGGCGGATCGTGAGCTTAACATTTACAAAGTGCCAAGGGTTGTCTTTGGCTTTGAGGGCTTTCCGAACTTGCTTGAGTTGGAGTTGGGGCAGGCGGTTACCTTGCAGCATTCAAGGTTTGGTCTTTCGGCTGGGAAAACCGGCGTGGTGACAAAGTTGAGCCCGGATTGGTCTAATTTCAGGGTTAAGGTCGAGGTGTTGATTTAAATTCTATGCAGAATTGAATTAAATAATCTACGAATAATATAGCTTCTAACCAGACTGATAGCAGTAAACCAAAACCCGATTAACAAATTGGTTCTTATTGTCACATTGATATTAAATATAGGGAAAATAAATATTTGAGAAACCAATGCGACAAGATAACCAATCAGGATATTCACGAATGATTCAATTAATGAACCTATCCTTGTTTGTTTCATAAATCGAATAGACTAAACTGCATAAGGTTTACTGCATTACTTAGATTACGTTTAGCTAAATCAAAATATGATTTTTTAAGCTCAGAACCTATAAAATTACGTCCCATGTTTAATGCAACATAACCTTCTGAGCCAATTCCAGTAAACGGACTATAAACCAAGTCGCCTTCTTTGCTCCATAGATTAATTGCCCGTTCGATCACTTGTAATTGCAATGGGCAGATATGCCGCTCGTCATCGTTTTCCCTGGCAGTTCTGAACTGTAAAGTATCACTTGGGTTTATATCCATCCAGATAGGTGATGCGTATTGCTGCCACAGTTGGACAGGGAAAGACTCATGAGTATGGGATATGGGTATCACATTATCACCCGGCTTACGCATAGTTACCAAGTAATCGGGTATACCCTGACGGCTCATTGCAGAGTCTTTTCTTATTGTTTTATGAAGTAAACCTAGCGCCTTTGTTCTCTGCATTGCCGTTACCGGATCTTTCCAAATAACTACCTCAGAGTGATAAATCCAGCCTTCATCAATAAACATCCGTATCAATTCGCCTCGAAAGTCCCTTATGCCTATAAATCCGTCATTCTGTTTAGACGTTGGTAAATTCATGCAGTGAAATGATAAAAGCCTGCCGTGCATCGTTATTCGATAAAGTTCTTTAATCAAAAACTTAAAGTGTATATAAAATTCATCGTGAGACTTACTGTTCCCCATGTCTCTTTCTGAGTTTGAGTAAGTATAAAGAGATGCGAATGGCGGTGAAAAAACTGTATAGCCAATGCTATTTGTTTTAATCTCTTTTGCAAGGTCGATGCAATCAGCTTGGTGTAATTCATATTTATCCGTTTTAACAACATCACGTTTGTATTCGATAGTTTCTTTTTTTGAGCCAAAAATTTCTTTTTCCATGACTGACCTCATATGTTGCACCATGCTTTCTGACATATCATTAGCAAGTTTTTGCTTGCGCTCAAGATTGGCTTTAACATTACCCTCAATGTCTGTGCTTATCAAATGAGCATATACTTCTCTTGTCTGACCGAATCTGTAAAAACGCCTAACAGCTTGATAATAAGCCTCGAAGCTATCATTAAGACCAACGAATACCGTATTTCTACAGAACTGAAAGTTTAAGCCAAAACCAGTAATTGATGGCTTGCTTATTAAAACTCGAAGTGATCCATTAATAAATTCACTGATAATTTGTTCTTTTTTATCGATTGAATCTGCGCCTTTAATATCCTTGGCATCTGGTATCAGTTTAGCGAGTTGTTCAGACTCATCATTCAAGTTACACCATATCGCCCATTGTTCTGTTGAGTTATTTACCAGTTCGACACATTTCTTTATGCGCTTATCAATCGTGCGCCTTGCTGCCTGCTTGCGCTCCATTAATGTCTGAGCTTCTTTAATAAAAAGTTCACCATCGAGATATTCTTCCGACTCGATAACATGATTAACAATGTGCAATTCAGGTAAAATATAACCGTCATCATCAAACCCTAAATCAGATGGTTTATTGATCGTAATAGCCCATGTTGCCATCCACTCCCAGAATTTACTTTTTCCGTGTCCTTTTAAGCGCCATTTTGAAGTATCGCCGCCGTCATGAATAAAAAACGTAGCAAGCATTTCAACTTGACTCATAACGCCCAAAAATTCAGCTTGACTGCCTAGCTCCATAAAATCATTAGGACTCGGTGTAGCGGTGCAGCTTAATTTATAGGGTACTTTTTTACAGACTTCGATTAATAATTTCCTTGTTTTGCTATCAAGACCTTTCAAAATACTGGACTCATCTAAAACAACGCCGATAAAATTATTCATATCGAAGCGTTCTATCATTTCATAGTTAGTTATGTTGATACCCGGCTTAACTTGAGATTGTTCTCGGCAATAATTAACCGGTATTTTAAATTTGAAAGCCTCGCTAACGGTCTGCTTGGCTACACATAAAGGCGCGAATATGATAATATCCTTACCGGTAGTTTTATGAACATTGTCTGCCCATGAGCATTGCGCTATTGTTTTACCAAGTCCAGTTCCAAAAAAAAACGCGGCGCGACCTTTCTTTAATGCCCATTTAACGCTTATTCTTTGGAAATCAAACAGATTTTCGTTAAGATCATTGAGTGTTACCTCGTGGCCTGTGGGGATATGATTGATATGTTTTTGTTCTAAAAATTCTGGATAATTCATTATTATTAATCTCAAATATTTATTTTGTGTAAGATAATACTATACTAAATGTTAAGACTTGTAAACAATATTAATGTCAACCATCCAAAACGCCCGCGACATTCTCCTACAGGCCACAAGCCCGCGCATATACCCGCTTGGATTGCCGGTAGGTACAATAGTCGATTACGACGATCTTGCTCCAGGCTTAGGCGCTGACATCACGGCGGCGGTAAGCAACTCGAACGCGGCGATAGCGGCAGTGGGAGGTATTGCCTCTGACAGTATGTTAAGCGCACTGGAAAAGAAATCCGTGCGCGTGGAATGGGAATCCATTGCGGCAGAGAAATCCCTGCTCGAAGCACAGGCCACAACTTACGGCATCACTACCCAGAAAAATCAGTACACAACAGCTTTTCAGGCACTGGCAGACTATCTAAACAACGGCGTAGCCTGGGCATCGGGTATCCCGTCCTGGATCAATGACACCAACATTTCAGCTAATCAGACTATTGTCGCATCGACATACCGGGGGAAATGGACGGATTACTATACCAAGCGCGTTTCACTGATTAAGAAAGTGACCGATGTAGCCAATACGGACACAACGGCGGCGGCAACAACAGCGATCTGGACTGGCGTAACAGGATCAGGGAAACCGGAAAACAATGCTACACAAAACCTGGGGGCTTTCGCTAATCTTGCAGGGAGCTTAACATCGACAAATTACAGCACCTATGTTTCGCCCAATGCTTTTACGATACTTGGGTTTTCACAGAATCAATCGATCAGCACAGGCAATGTAGTAACTTCAGTCAACGTAAATTCTGATAATAAGCCTGTCGTAATTGTGTTTACTGGCCGGATGGCAACATCTTCATTAAACACGCCAACAGGAGTACAAATTCTGGTTGCTGTTCTCAAAGTCAATGGCGTGACAAAGTACAATGACCAGCTTGCGCGATTCGCGCATTTGCAGAATGGCGAGTTTCAACAAGGCACATTTTCTCAAGTTATCATGCTTGGAGCACCGGGTTCAGGCTCGGTAACTTATGAATTAACTGTAAGCACATGGTGCACGCAGGGCGGGGCGAATAACTCAACATGTGGATGGCCTACATTGCAGGTTATGGGGTTAAAAGTGTGAAAGACTTTACTATTTACGACTTACAAACAGGTGCAATACTGAGAATAGGCTGCTGCTCTGAGGATGATTTTTCCCATCAATGCAAAGCCGGTGAGGGCATTATTGAGGGCCATGTAGATCATATCGAATTAACTCATAATGGCTAGTATCTCACTGCTTGGAGACTCATGGCTTGCAGGGACTTACAACCCTAATGCGACTAAAGAGATTGCGGATTATACCGGGGCGATTGTATCTAACGCTGCGATTGATTCCAATATCGCTGAGTATGTGCTCTGGCAAGTTACAGATTATTTTCACAGAGTGGGAGATATTGAATACCCGGCAACTGCAATTATTGATATTGGTTTACCTGATTTTTTTAACGGAATAACACAAGATCAGGTTAAAAGAACTCTGCTTAAAATTGTCGATGTTTTAAAGGCTCGACACATGGATATTATTCTGTCTTGCCCGGCTGATGTTTCAAGCCATGATGAATTGTCAGAAAGGATTGCTAACGGTACGCTTTACGGAGCAATGGCAATGTGCATAGCTGTTAGGGATTATTCAAATAACCGGAAGTTTTTAACGATTGTCGATTTGCAATCACGACTCATGATTCACCCTGAACTTAAGCGCGAAGGTGACTGTGTGCACCTTAACAACATGGGCTTTGCAATCTTTAACTTTGCACTTGCGACGGCTTACTCGGTGAAGATGCAGTGCTAAACTTCCTCTATCGTCAAACCGCTTGAATAATACGCAAAATTAGGCATCTTAACGGAATCGAGTTGAGATAATTTGCCATAAATCATGTAATCCTGGGATTTATCCACGTCAGAATTTTCAGGAAATACAGAGACAAAAACAGGACGGCTTAGTCCATTTTGTCTAAGTTGTTTCATGATTTTTGATCGGTCGGCAACATCAAGCATACCCAATTCAAGCTGAATCATTTTAGCACGCGGCATAATATCCGTTATCAGATCCCCGGCATCATTGCGAATTGATTTACTAGCATCCTTCCAGTTTACCTGTAGTCCATAGTCAGCGTTATTAACCGGAGACCAATATTCACCGGCTACCATGCGGCCAGCCTCGATGTAACTTTGGGTATTCAATGAATCATTGATCGTAACGATCATTTTTTTACAGGCCGCAGGTGCAAACCAAACTACAGCGTAAACCATGCCGCCATAGCCAAAATTAGCCACGCCAGGTGGTGCTTTATCCCAACCGAACACTGAATTGCTAGTGAATCTTGCGGCCAGTACATTACCTGTATCAAGCGCAGGGAACGGATCGGTAGAGTTAAGAAAACATTGGACTTTTATCGTAGCAGAATTTGAAAAGTTGCTAAATGGAAAGGCAACCATGCTGATCGTTTTCCAGTCTGCCCATGTTGCCGTCAATACGCCAGTTTTGTTAGTTGAACGCCAAACTAGCGACTTAACATCACTCTGTAAATTTGCAGCAACCAGATTCCCTGCGCTTAAGTCAGCGCTTAATGTGCAAGTATCAATCTCATTAAAATTTACGATTCTCAAGTTGCTTGAGGCAGTTTGAGCAATAACAACCGGAGGCGCGTTTTGATTAATAACCCAAGGCGAGGCCATTGTAAGCAGGATATGACCCGGCGTAACCGTCAGACTTACCGCTTGATTAACATTAACCAGCGGTTGAGTAATATAAATGTGTCCAGGCGTTGGGTTTAAACCACCAATGGCCGGTATTTGCGGGTTTACGGATAAGCTTTTTTGTCTGGGTTTAAAGAGCTTACCATGATTTATTAACAGAGTTTTTATTTCAAAATCGGATAAGGCGCGTTTGAAAAGAGCGGCGTTGTAAACTGATATATTAGCGTTTGATGCACTATTAGAATTTATTTCTCCAAGTGTTAAATTCTGCACGGTTGAATTAACCGTTGTTATCCCTGCATCGGTTAATGATGCTGATAAATGAGTTTTAGACTCGTGCTCAAACCAATTAATTGATATTGTTGTACCATTACGATTAGCGATTAAAGTATAAGTATGTCCGGCAATCCATGTTACATTTACAGCAACATCAAATCTGGTAGCACCAACGGCAACAAAGAATGACGCAAGATCAAAATTTATCCAACCTCCAACAAACCAATTATTTAACGTATTATTTGTATTCCCAGCCCATTCTCCAACGATACTATAAGAATCGTTTACCTCATTTAATGTAAATGTAACCGCACATGCAAAATTATTACTTCCGATTACATTAGCATCTTTATTGCAGTTTAAAACATAGCGATTAAGATTATCTGTTCCTGAAACTACTTGCCCAATGCCAAACGAACTATCAGATTTTGTTAGTCCACCTGTTGTTTTATTTGATAACTTACCGCTGATTAAGTCCCAATCGTATGCAAAATTCCATAACGCATCGGGCGCGTAGACAGGGTTAGGCTTTCTCATTATGAGGTAACTATTTCGTCTTTAATGCCCACATAACTGCACTTATGATTTCCGGCGGTCGCATTGAGAGCGGCTACGGTGTTATGCGTCATAAATACGCCCCAAAATGGCGGCAGTCTGTCCAGTCCAAGCGCAGCGGCGATTGATAATGGGCCATAGTTATAGCGAATATCAGTTGTAGTTGCGACAACATCGAGCACGACAAGCGGTTTTAATATGCCGCGTGCAACTTCCGCATTAGTTAATGTTTCTGCGCTGGCAGTGCCGTCCAGGGTATCCTTGCCGATAGTGGCCAGCGATACCAGCGATCCCCATGCGTAAAGCACGATTTTAGTGTTTGTGGTCGGCGTCGTGCCTACCGTTACGAAGCCGTTAAGGATTGCATCATCGTAGCGCGTCGTCGTGTTATCGACTTGATTTGATTCAATGCCAACAAGTAATGTTGATGACGTGGCTAATGATTCTGAGGCAAGAGTAAGATCAACTGAGGCCGCGTATTGCGTAACTATGACATTCATTTTACCATCCCATCACGTTGCTGATTTCTTGATAACTTAAAAATCCCTCGTAGCCCATTGTTGCGGGGCTTGCATCTGATCCGGTTCCTGTCGCCAATAGTTTTTCAAGGACATTGGCCTTACGCTTTGCTAGAGCAACCAGCGCGTTTCTTGTTGCAGCTGCACCCGCACCGGCAAAGGCATCGGAAACGCCTTGACGGACATTGGCGAGACTGGCATTAATGGGGGCAGTATGACGTGCTGTGATCCATTCCCATATTCTGGCTTTTCCAACTGCAAGCGCGTCAATCTCAGTCCAGGTTATCGCCAAAACATATTCAGATGGCGGGATTGATGAACGCCAGACTATAAAGTCAGGGCTAGCTTGAGTTTTTAGAATTTCAGCTATTGAAAAAGCATTTTCATTGCTTGGCGTTAATAGCGCAGTGAAAGCGCTATCAGTTGAAATAAAGGTGTTTAAAGCGCTTGCTTGGGCCGTGGTTAGCATGATGATTCCTTATGCGGTTACGTTGTGCCAGGTAATTTCAAGGCTTGGGTAATTGACTGGAGTGCCAAGGACTATATCGACAAGGCCGGTTTCAGGTGCAACATAAAGAACATCCTGCAAAACGGTATCAAGCAAGGCAACGGCAGCGGAAACCTCAGCGGCTATCGCACCGGATGAAGTTTTAAGGCCGGTTGTGACAACGCAGTCATTACCTACCATAGCAACACTAAAATCTCCAGATACCATTGCAACTTGGTCAAGTATCGACGCATTAACTGTCGCCCACGAATCTCCCAATGTGTAGTCTAGCAACACGCACATTTTATCGCAGTGAGCAGGCAGGTAATTGGGGCCGTTTTGCAGTAACTTCGGGTTTGTGTAGAAATCAGCCATGATTACACCTAAAAAATAATTAATACTGCCATTGTTAAACATTGTTTAATTAATTGCAAGGTATATACTTATGCAAATTTAATTTTCCTTAGTGTGGGCAAAATGCAGAAAAATATAGGTGGTGAATTGGTACAAATGGTCGGTATTGTCAATGCGGATGGCAGCATCCAAGGCAGTGCTGGAACATCATCAAAAGGATACACAAATACCATCACTAGACCTGCCACCACGACACCCGCTTATGACGCCTTAGACGTTATTGGCGATACCAATGGCAGCGCAATATTCGAGATACCCAACATGGGTGTTGCAGGATCAGTAGTAAGACTTCTAACGGCTAATTTAATACTTGCAGTCGCATCATTACCCGCAGGGGCTACATCATTTCAGATGTGGCTATTTAATGCCAGCCCAACAGCCCATGCAGATAAAGACGCTCTGGCATTACAAGCCGCAGATGCAACAAAATATGTTGATGATTTCACACTGACTACGCCTGTTGATAAAGGGCCATTCCTGGCAAGCATAAACAGAGGCGTTGATATTGATATTCATCTGATAACGACCAGTGTCTATTTCATGTTGCAAACGACAACGGGATATACGCCTACCAGCGGGGCAGTGAAGTACATGAAAACCAGATTTATAGCATTATGAGAGCCGCTAAACGTCAGGTTTTATTTAAGTCTACTCCTAGACCCAGTTTTGACCTGCCACTATTAACTTCACTTGTACCAAATTTAGCACTAGGTTCACCTACACCTACGTTTACCCGGTCAAGTTCTGCTACGGTAATGGGCTATGCAGAGGCTGACAATAGCGGCGCTGCGCAATCACTACTAATTATTCCAGCAGGAATACCGAGATTTGAAGGTGCGCGATTTATAGCATCTAATAATACTTGGAGCTCTTTTTATGCCGATGGCGCACCCATACCCGATGCAACATTACATGGTTATCTGTCTGAGGGGTCGAGGACGAATTTATTACTACAAAGCGCAGTCCCGGCAACCCAAAACGTAACCGTTACCGCAGTAGCACACACAATTAGTATGTGGGGAACGGGAACCTGCACTTTATCTGGTACAGGTTCGGGAACACTGACAGGAACAGGCGTAAACGATAGAGTGCAATTAACTTTTACGCCAACAGCAGGAACTTTAACGCTAACCTTTGCCGGGACAAATACAAATGGACAAATCGAAGCAGGCGCTTTCGCATCATCTTATATTCCGACTACTACAGCGGCGGTGACTAGGAGTGCTGATGTGTTGACGTATCTAACAGATGGGAATGTGAACGCTAATGCTGGTAGTTTTTATACAGAATATATTCCAATATCTGTAACTGGTGCATATCATGCTTTAATTAATATTTTTAATGGTTCTGTTTTAAATTGCTTGGAAATGTATTCTCTTACGTCCGGCGGTGCTGAAGTTATTATCCGTGATGGTTCTGGAGTACAGGCAGATGTAAACATAGGACTTGCCACTATTGCGGTATTAAGTAAATATGCTATTGTTTATCGGTCAGATTATGCCAATGCTTTTTTTAATGGTTTAATAGGAACTGGCGATACAGTAGTTCATTTGCCTACGCAACAGAGTTTAAGTCCACTCCTTTCTATTGCTTCGAGACCAGGTGGTGGTTCAAGAGGATATGGCACCATCCGCAACATCAAAATATACACTAAAGCACTGAAAGATTCAAAACTTATCGAGATGACGAGATGAACATAAAAGAATTAATAAAACTATTGGAACAATGTGATGATGAATATATTGATGTCTACACAGTAGATTCAGATAACAATGTAAGTGCGATTACAGGGATTGATGATCGCTCTGGCTTGTATTTATATTTAAAAACTGAAATAAAATGTGCATTGGAATAAAGGTGCAATGAGATGAATCCAGCAGTTACAGACTATTTCCTGAATGTACCAGCAGGGTTAAATATCGATGTTGTTAAAGCAGCGATGGATGAAAAGTATCCGAATTTAAATGTTGAATGGGCACCATTCCCAATGCCAGGAACCCATGCAGTGGCTGGCAGAGCAGTGCTTTATTTACGAATGAGGAAGCATTTTACTAAAGCGCAACTGGAAGCCTTGTTTACTGCCAAAGGAGTAAACTGGACAGTCATTGGTATCAGATCGGCTTATCCAATAAACCCCGTTACCATAACAGTTAATGGAGTAGATACGATTGAAATGCGCTATGTTGTGACCTATTTCGCAGGTAAGGCGCAGATACTACCCGCTATTAATGATGTGCCAACAGGCCAGCTTGATGCTAATAATAGACCCGTCATGAGAGCGCCAACACTGACCGACGTGATTAATTTATGTCATTATTTTGGAACGGACACGGTTACATTATGAAAAAGCTTTGGTTGTTACTGTTACTACTTGTGCTGAGCGGATCCGAAGCATGGGCAGCTGATGAAATTCATTTTACGTTAAAATCGCCAACATCGGTAACTTTTAACTGGCGAGGATCTGAAACATCACTCAATTACGGTACAACAAGCGGCTCACTCGGAAGTAGCGCGACGGCTACAACACCGGCAATGGTTCCAACATCATCAAGCGGGCCTTGGAAACAAGCGGCGTTAACAGGGCTAACAGCCAACACAACTTATTTCTACAAGATTGGTACATCGGCGCAATACTCATTTAAAACACCACCCGTCAACGGCACGGCGGATTTTACCATATATGCGCTAGGCAATTTTGGCAACAATTTAATAGCGCCTGCCATGCCTGCCGTGCAAAACTTGATAGCCGGGTTTGATCCGGCTTTTGTGATTGGGCTTGGCGATTACGCGCAACGCAGCACAGCCGGTAAACTGACAACTGATTCTTTTTTTAGCGCTCTGCAAGTCTGGTCAACAAAATCCGCATTCATGCCGGTATGGGGCGATCTGGACTGGACGACAAACACTTTCGAGGATTTCAAAAACTACAAAGGACGCTTTGATCTTCCTAATTCTAAAACATCAACCGGAACACCGCTGGCAGGCGGCAAAGACTGGTACTGGTTTGATTACGGTAACACGCGCTTTATAGCCATGCCGGATATTATGTGGAACGGCTCTCTGATAGACTGGATCATCAATGCCTCAGTGATTATGTCAGCAGCTCAGGCCGATGCCAACATCAAACATATTGTTACGATGGGCCACAGATCAGCCTATTCCTCCGGGCATTTTCTATCATCAACCAAACTGCGCGAGGCGCTTGACGCACTTGGTGACACTTACAGCAAATATCAGTTAGCACTATCGGCAAATTCTGGCGGCTATGAACGCTCAAGCGCACAGCATGGCGTAACGCATGTAGTTGTGGGTACGGCCGGACAATCAATGTATCAGGATGGTGTAGGACTTTGGCTTACCGCAACACAACCCGCATGGTCAGCATTCCGGCGGATGCACTTGGGTGCATTGCGGGTTAATTTTGTTGATACAGGCATCACAGGTACTTTCATATGTGGGCCAACGGGTGGCGGTACAACGGACGCAACTTGCGATGTTGGATCGGCGCTTGATACGTTTTATATTCCGGTTACGCCGGATGCGCAACAGCCTAATCCTGGGCCGACGCTTACCGGTATCAGTGCGACAAATATCACACAAACAGGCGCTGATATTGCCTGGAATTGCACTGCGGTTCCCTGCACAGGGCAGGTCAATTATGGACTTACTACGTCATATGGATCAAACACCACGCTTGAGCCAAGCTTTAACTATACCTCGCATTTGCAAACCTTGTCGGGACTAACGGCGGGGACTGTTTATCATTACCGGGTAAGATCAAGCAATTCAACGGGTGTTGAGAGTGTATCAGCAGATCAGACATTTACTACAGTTGCAGTAAGCCCCACTGGGCCGGTTTTAAGCGCTTTTTCAGCGTCGGCCTTATCAACGACCGGGGCCACGCTAAACTGGACGTGTAATGTTCCCTGCACTGGTTATTATGATATAGGAACGACTACAGCCTACGGCACAACCAACTCACCAGGGCAAAACGACACTACCTATTCAGCACACGCACAGGTAAAAACAGGATTAACAGAAAATACACTTTATCACTGGCGCGCGCATTCTAAAAATGCGGCAAATGTTGAAACTATTTCACAAGATCAGACTTTTACAACGCTGACTTCGGGCGGAGGTGGAACAACACCCGGCACTTATCACGCGCCTCCTCCCACTTCGGCGTTTACAGTCAATGTAAGGAATACTGGGGCTACGGGAAATGGAGTTACTGATGATACGGCGGCTATTCAGGCTGCAATCAATCAGGTTGCCGGAACAGGGGGAACAGTTTTAGTTCCTTCAGGTACTTATTTAACCAGAGCTAGTACAAGTTATCCGTTCGGAGCCATTAATCTAGGCTCAAATATGACGTTTAAGATGGAATCTGGAGCAATCATCAAACAAGCACCAACTGACAGAATTAATTACTATACGCTATTTGTATTAGGAAAAACTAATGTAAATATTGTTGGACCTGGGAAATTACAAGGGGAAAGGCATCAGCATATTCCAACAACTTTGGATTATGGATGGGGAGTAGATGAATCTTATGGTTTTGGCGTATTTATCAGAGGTGGTTCAAGTAACATATATGTGGATGGTATAACAGCAATAGAGTATTGGGGTGATGGTATTTGTGTTGGTGCTGATGGATCGGGTGTAAATACTAACATTAATATCTACAACAATATTTTAGACGCAAACAGACGACAAGGGATGTCACTTGCTGAAGCAGATGGTATGCAGATACGTGGAAATGTATTTTCTAATACAGGCGGCGTATATCCCGCAGCAGGGATAGATATAGAGCCCATTTACGCTCAACAATGGGTAATAAATGTAATAATCGATGGGAATCAATTTATCGGTAATACAAATGGGGCTGGTATCGTTACTACGGGCAATTATGCTGATCATCGTATCGAAAATATAACTGTCACTAATAATATTTTTCAAAACAATTACTGGGGAGTATATTTTGAGAATTTAT